CTGCTGACTCCAGCAACTTGTAACACTGTTCAGGTGTGAACCCTTGCTCCTGTACTAGCGCAACAAACTTATACAAGGTGATGGATCTGTCACTTCCAACTCTAGGTCCGTCACGCCATACCATCATTGGAAATGGACCTAGCATTGATATCAGTTCTTCCACATCGGCACTGTCCACATTGTCTATGACAACAGTTCTGGTGACGGGTGGCTTGTACAAGGACGCTATGGATTCCAACTGTTCGGGTGTAGTGCGAGATGCCAAGGCTTGAGTAACAAACTCATGCAAAGGCATTTGTTTGTTCTCGGCATCCAGCATGTATCGGAACTTCGTTTCCACTCGTTCCTCATCAAAGTTCAGGGCACTCGGATACGGCAAGCGCACATAGTTCCCTAATCCACCCCTCAGTTCCTCCTGTTTAGGATTAACTTCGGTTGGGGGGTAGTCAATGACCTGATGTGCTGCAAGGAACGCACGCCTCATTGTGGGGGCCGAAACAGTCTTGTTGGTGAACACCCAAATGTGGTAGCCCTTACGAGTTTTCTCTACCCATGCTGGAATCTGTTTCATGTTGAACGCTAGTTGCAGATTTAATGCTGCATCTAGATCGTCAACATCAATGTCACTGCAACCCCACACACACCGTTCACTGTCTTGCATTGGCACTACAGGGTAGACCCCGATTAGTTCCACACCATGTAGGTGTCGCCAGAATGATTCTTGTGTAAGTGGTTTCCTGATGCATCCACCTTCCCAAGTTCCGTGTGCGTCTCCACGTCCACGAAACAAGGTCATGAAGTCGCCTGAGATATCTTCAGTCTCTATCATGATCATCCAATGGTTTTTGTCTTAACGTGCTGGGTTCTTTAAGGAACTCTGGTGCGTCATACTTGAACCAAGTATTCAAGACAGTTGCACAAGCAATGCCAACTATGACCAAACCAAGAATGGCAATAACAACAAATGTCCTCATAGCATCTCCGTTTGTTTCCATGTTTGCTGACGCAGGTATTGGTCGGGTAGTTCCCCGTTCTTTAGTTCCCACAAACGTCCTGTGCGTACATCCAACTCAAAGTCCACGTCATCAACAAGGCTACCTGCTGGACGTTTATTCTTGAGTAGTGACATTGTTAGCGTGTACTCGTGGATACGTTGGTCGTGCTTCAGTTCGTCGAGACGTTCTTGCGCACGTTCACTGTGGTTGCGTTCCAGTTTCTCTTGAAGTTCGTTGATCTCTGATGCGATCTCGTACTTCTTACGGCGAACACCAATCACTGTTGTTGCTTGTTGTTCACCACCGAACGAACCTGATGACATGGTTAGTTTTTTACCGTCGGCTCCTGATGTTCGTGATGTCTGATGCAACACCATTAACGGGATGTCGTGCCTACGTCCGAATGACTTTAGGAACTGTGCTTTTGCCGGCACTGTTTCTCCTGCTTCAACAAGTTCCAGATAGTCCACTACAACGAGTTCGGGTTTGTCGCCCCATACGTCACAGACTTCTTTGTAGCCACGTTCCATATCGCTAGGTACTAGTGGCTGGTCAAAGACAGCAAGGTTAGGGAAGTCTTCTTCGGCTGTACGCCTCAGTAGGTTGATTGCGTCTGCGTCATCACAGGCAATACGGTTCTCTAAGTCTCTTGCGTCAACGCCGTGATGCATGCATGCAAGTTTGGTTAGTACCAAGGTGCGTGGTTCATCGGGGATGAACAGTGCTATCCGTTTGTCACGGTTAGCGAGCAGTGTGTGTAACAACGCTAACGTTTTTCCACCGTGGCTGTAACCAATCATTAATGCTAGTTCGCCTGCAGCGATACCACGCATTTCTTTGTCAAGTGGGTCAATGCCCAAGTAGACACGTTCGTTAGGCGACTGTGCCCAACGAACAAAAGATTCTGCAGCGTCGCTGAGTGGCGAGTACATGCGATATTCGGGTAGGGAAACGGAAACAGGGGGCATTGCTGCCCCCTGTTCTACCGTATCCCATCCCGCAATTATTTCTTCTGCGGTTAATCTAGGCATCTAAGTTACTTACCCTTTGGTGGCCAGAAAGCCTTGTCGCCACTGGTTGCTTTGAACCAAGGACGCTTCGGATTTGCGGCTAGACCATCACGGTTGTCATACACTTCAGACACACCTGACTTCTTGCATTCTGCAAGGAGCCAGTTCGGAATGTCGCCGTGCTGATCACCACGTACTTTGATGGTGAACCCTGATGACGGTGCTGACTCAACTTGAGTTACTGCACCGAATGCTGATTCAAGTGTTTGTGTTGCTGCTTCAACATTTGCGGCTTCACCGTAAATGTTTTCCATCAGAACATCCTTGACTTCAACGAAGATCAAAGTGAAACGGTTCACTGTCTCTTCTGCATTCATGCCTGTTGTATTGCCTGTCAATTCGCTAGCAATTTTTGCTGCTACCTGTGTGATGATTGACCTATCTTTATCCATTACTGAGCCTCCTGACTCCATTGTTGCTCCACGTCGGAGACGTGTGAGCCTTTACATATTGACCACCACGAACACCATGATTCTGAACATAGGAAGTGTTGATCATTTATCGGCCAGTTTGATTCCCTGCCGATCCGCATTGCAGATTGCACGATTGATGCAGTCTGTTTTACGATCCATTGTCCATGTGCTTCTGTGCGTTGCACTGGAACGATTTGTCCCTGCGAGTTATTCGCTCTGGTCATTACACCAAAGTTAAACGTGACAGGGAACTTAGATAATTCGTTGAACACAGCAGCGTAAGCATACACGCTTGATTGCACGTTTTGCTTCTGCTTCTCTGATTGTGAGTATTTGCGTGAAGATGTTTTCCAATCCCACAACACACCATCGGGACTGAGGTAGTCCATTGTGCCTTCAAACCAAATCTCGTACAAGTCGTTGCCGACTTGCACTGATGTTGGTGTTGGTACTTTGAACTTGTACTCAACCTCACCACCGAACGTAACGTGAGGCATGATGTCTCGCACCCATGTTTCTGCCATCAACCCTGTGTGGGGCATCATGGTGTCGGGCTTGATGTTGGTTTGCTTCCAGTTATCTTCTGCCATCAACGCTTCTAGTGACTCTTGCGCTACACCAGCGATCTTGCTGGGGTCAAGGTCACCAACTAGCACACGTTCAATAGCAGCGTGTACCGCTGTACCCATGATGGTTGCATCTGATCCTGATCGGAACTCGGGGTGTGTGATTTGAAACTTGCCTCGTTGCATACACATGAGTGTGTCACCGAGCCATGATTGGCGGACATAAATACGTTTGTTATCTTCTTCTATTTTCACTTGTTAGAACCTTTCGTTCCGTTATAAATATATCGCCGTTTGGAGATATATGACTGTGATATTTCTATTTCAAACATTTCTTTTACTTGTTTTATTACTGTTGCATTTCTCACACCTGCATCTATTGACTCACGTATGAACTCTTTTGCTTCGGGTGTGACTTTGTTATTCATTGTCCAACCCGTTTTAATATTATTAGTGTTAAGCATGTCGTGTGCTCTCGCACACATGCCCAACATTGTTAATAGTTTCTCCGTAGTCCACGGTGCACAGTAACCCATGTGTTCACAGATCACTGACGCATACATCATGTCTTTCGGTAGATCTACAAGAACAGGAGTTTTACCTTTCAGCACTACATCGCACAAACAATCAAGGTCGTGGTCTTTATGACCACAACCCGGCTTGTTCAACATCCACATTGCCTTTGGATGTAGTGCCACTCCTAGGCGTGATCCCATGAGGGATCTCGCCGTCTCGGTGTCTACGGTTTTACCCCCACCCCCTGTAGTCCCCCTCCCCCGTGACGACACAGGGGAGTCTAGACCATGGGTTGTTTCATCTGTCAACGGTTCTTTTTTACTCCCGCTCAAATGCCCTCATTTCCGTAGGTGGGTGCTTACCGCTGTTAGAGCATTTGGGAGGCTCAGAGAGCCGTACAAAGGTCGTGACAGCCTTCTTGCACTTGGAGCATACCCATAGGGTTGCGTTCTTTATGGTTGGAGGTCTACCCACGGTCAGTCCCAAAGAACTCGTCACAGAGATCCAAGTACTCCTCGGTGACTTTTTGCATGGTGGGGATCATGTGGTGCAGATCTTGAATGGCGTCAGCCAAACAGTCTGCCATGTCCTTCCACTTGTCACGGTCACTGGTCAATGCCCTGATCGTGGCTGACTGCATTGCAACAATATCCAACTCTGTCTCCTTTTGTTGTTTCGGTTTATGGATAATCCGCTGGTACGCATCTTGATGCGCCCAATGAGAGTTCTGCACTTCCTCGTTGACGGGGATAGTGCTGTGTACTCCTCTCTGGCTGGTGACTGGCATGTGAACTTCAGCAACACTGAGAACATGCTTCGGGTCATTGCCAAGCAATGCCTCGTACACTATGTCCTCAGCCTGAGCACCATGGTCAGCCTTGACGAACGTTGTCACTGTTGCGGTTACTGTAAAATACATTTTTCTCCTTAGTTTGTTTTCCATTGTAGCCATGGATCATCATGGCGGTCATCTGAATATTGATATAACTCATATGCAGCCTCAAGATTGTTTCTAGGGTTCAACAGTTCTGTTGACTTAGAAACAATCTTCTTGCTACGTAAATACGTAATCCAACTATAGTCATTGATCTGAGCCAAGCCCCAATCCCGTGACCAAGTAGAACCGTCACTACGACTGTTCTCATTGATCGCTTTGGGCATACAGCGTGACTCACGCCAAATGATCTTGTCCAATTTGACCCAGTCCCTACGGGAGAAACCCACATCAAGTGCGAGCCTACGCCACTGCGGACAGTTGTCTTTTGGTTTGTTTGCGTTAACGGTAGAAACAGAAATGGTTGGGACTGTTAGCCCAACCACCACTGCCATTGCAAGTTTGGATATACGTTTAGTCATTATTACTCCTTAGAACGGTTGTTAAGACACTTTGGCATTCGCCCAAAGCATTAGTGAGAGACTCGTACTCGTCACATAGTTCGGCATAATGTTTTCCACCCCCCTTCGGAAATCGGGCTAACTTCTTTGCTAGTTGATCAGTACCAATGCCCAGAGATTTCACCACTGAACACAACTCATCAACACTGAATTGAACTTCTACAATATTTTCCATTGTTCTCCTAGAACGGTTGAGTGAACAGGGCTTCAAGCCTGTCATAAATGTCTGCTGGTAAACCACTTTTCTGTGGATAATCTAGTCTATAGATATCTTCCAGTAAATCCATCGCATAACGTAGATCTAAAGCAAGATTGCCGTACTCTTGGTGCAGTTTAATATTCTCTAACTGCGAGTCCTTGAGCCATTCACGGATTTTTTCTACAGCAACATGATGCAGATTGATGGGCTGACCTTCATACGGCATGGCTACTTGATCCATTCCGCAAACACACGAACCCACTCGTCGGTACGCAAACCAGTGACATTATCCCAAGGGTAAGCATCGGCATACAAGTATCCGTCACGGACATGGAAGTTGATATCCCATTCACCACGACCATGCCATGTTTCCCAATCCTCCCAATTCTCTTTAGGGTTCATCTCATGAATGATGCGTGTCGCATAACCATGTGCAAAACCTTCAACATCGTCTGTCATTACTAGTTTCTTATTCATTCTTTCTCCTTTGTGTTTTTTGTTATGGAACCTAACCCCAGCATTTCAATGGTGGAGAATGGCACATAGTGCCATGTCTCCCTCCACTTAATGCCCTCGTAATCAACTACAACTACCTGAAGATCCATGAGATTGACCCCTGTCTCTTCATAGTTTGTAACCGTTACAAGACCTCGACGGGTGGCTATCTGCATATTACACTTGATATGCATCATACTGCTCCGTATCTTCTACGCCACAGAACTTCAGCGAACTATAGTTCGGTGGTGTTGGCTCGTATTGATTGTTACACCACAAGACAACTTCATCTTCAGTCATCTTGCGATAGAACGGTTCGTAGTCCTCATCAAAGTCGTTCTCCCAACATTTGCAATCTTGAACAAACCAACCGCACCACATACATGACTCGCAATGCCGGCATGCGTGAACGTCCTCGTTAACAAGATCGTAAACCTCGTTAGTACCGCAGAACGGACACTCAACCTCATACATGTCACCGTACCATTCAGTATCGTCATCCATAGTGTAAGGATCTTTGTCAACAGGAGTATACGAACGTGTCGTGTACGTGTTGCCAGTCCATGAACCATACGAACCGTAGCCGTAGTTGTATGTGTTGCGTGCTGGTGCAGGCGTGTAACAATACGAATAGTTACTCCACCACACACCATCAGACCAGTGACCAAGAGACTCGTTGAGAATATAGTACTCAGAGTTCGCATGACGGTCAGCAGTAAGCACAACCAACTTGGAACCCGTAGCCCAATTCTCTAAAGACTTACGGACAGCAAGATCATCAAGTGCATACACGCCACCGAGAGATGGCAGATACTCTGATGCAAAGATGCTCGTGTCACTACGATTGTCACCAACAGCAGGCTTGATTGGCAGTACGCCATTGTGACCAACAACAGTTAAGTCATCAGTACCAACCCTGAACGGATGACAATTCGTGGTGTCAGTAACACCATGAGTTGTTATACGTGAATGGAAAATAGCGTGACCCTTGACTCGTGAACGAACGTCATAGAAACGATCAACCACTTCCTCAAAGTTCATGCCTTTTCCTGTGATGATATGGTCACCCATGTGAACAGCGAAACCAAAACCATCATCATTGTATTTAGCACCATTGCGCAGATCTTCAATGTCTACGTCAATGCCACTAGGAATAAAAGTTAATAAACACATTAAATATGCCTCTTTCCGATAATCCCGTTTTCGGGATTATCATTTGTTTTTTGTTTGTTGAAATTATTTAGTAAGCAACCGAGCATTTGAACGGTTGATAAGTGACACAAGATGACTGTACTTAGGGTCATGCTCAACCCAATCAGCAAACGCATTGAAGTCCATCTTGTGATGTTCTTTCATCTTGCCAATGCGATCACTCTTAGTGTACGCCCACAAAGCATGGGTGAACTCTAGATAGCCCAGAGCACGATTAGGGTTAAGTGCACCAGCGAAACAACGCAACTCAATAGTGTGTTGGTTACGACAGTTCACAGCAACACTACGATCACCATACGAACGGTGACGAGCATAACCATAAATGTTGTCCAACTCATTCTCCGTAATAGAACCATAATGGCTGTTACGTGATGAGATGCGTGTCATAGATGGCACGTTGTGGTAGATGAACGACAAGAACCCGTAAAGATGCGGGCTTGAACTAGTACGTTCATGCAAACGCTTAGTGTAAAAAGCGTTACGGTTGATATGGATATGGAAACCAACATCATGATTGTAACTAGGGTCATGATACTTGTATGAACGGAAACCATACTCACTCAGTTGCTTGAATGGTGACCAGTCAAAATGGTTCTGATACATGTCAAGCGTATGAGGTTGTGTAACAATCTCAAAGCCATTATTCAGTGAACCATCTTCCTTGAGATACAAACGCTGTTGATCAATAACATCTTGAAAGAACTGTGCACCAGTCAACAGATCATTGCGCTCCGCTTCAGTCTCGCACTCAAAACCCATCATGGGTTCATGAACAAACTCTGAACGATTGAAACGATACTGAGAATGGATCATGTTTGGCATATCAGTATCACGGTCACCCGTCATACCAACAAAGAAGATGCGATCATTAGCATCACGCATTGCACTGTAATTCAGGATAAGACTACTAGGGTCATTGCAATCGCATGGCGCCTCATCATCTTCATGATAACACTCATCACAATTCTCGCAAACCGTAACACGGTTCTCGTAACAGTGATGACAATAGTAATCGTCCCTACGGTGGTATGCATCAAAGGTGTAGTAGTCGCCATTAGATATGTCGAGCATGTCACCACACCCAGCACACTCTCTGGCGTTATCCTCACAACTAGAACACAACACAATACTGCTGTAGTTCGTATTGACAAGACGCACAGGTTCTTCACACCACTCACACTCATCAGTACAACTAGGACACACTGAAGTGAACACGTACTCCCTATTACCCTGAAGAACAGGAACACTAGTGATTGTTGCGGGATCATGGATACGCAACGAGTACCTAGTGTCCCAAGACGGCAGGTAGTTCATACGTTCATGGTGTAGCGCACTAGAACAGTCTGCACACTGAACCACAGCGTACTGTGGGAAGTGTGGAATGTCATAGCCGTTCACTGGAGTGTGTTGACTCCTGAACCTACGATAAGCGTCATGACCATGGTGTTGAATGATCATGTCCGCAATGGGCATTGTTATTCCGTTAGGCATTTTATTCTCCTTGTTTGTTTGTTTATATTTGTTTACCACTAGGTATTAATTAGTGGAGTTGAACACATAATCCCGAACTCGGGATTATGTGCTCTCACCATTAACCAATCAACTGAACTTTTCCAGTAAGTGTCCACCCTTTCCACGCTTCACTTCCATCAACCAATATTTTGTTTCCATTCTTGTATTGGAGGAAAAGAAACTTTTTACCCTTAGCCGTATCCTTGTCAAAACTATTTATAGCAGACAAATAATTCTTTTTTGTTTCACCAGAACGATACACACCAATTTCTGTCATACCAATACCATTTGGTTCTGTTCTATACCACAACTCGCCATTAGATATGTAAAGCGTCTGAATGAACCAAGAAACTTCTTGAATTGGAGTTGAGTTAACAGAATGTATCATTCGCACTCTGTCGTTATAGTAATACATTATTCAGTCTCACTATCTTCACTCGGTTCATGAACAATCTCAAAGCCATCAAAGAACGACAGATATGTTTCCGCTCTACCAATTGCCTTATGCAAAATTACTGCTTCAGTTTCCTTACCAAGCAAAAGGTTTATGATTGTTTCTTCATCATATTCGCTCATATCAAACCATTCGTTTAACGGCACCAACCTAATGCCAAAAAAACTCTTCGGGCTATTAGCAACTAAAGCAAGTTCTTTAGTGTGGTAACCATCACACTTGTACTCAACAATGGAAAGCCAATGGCTTTTCTTGCTAAGAGCAATAGTAATCTGATTGTGTTCAGCATTCATTTCTATATCTCCATTCCATAAGTAAGACGATTGAAGTTTCTAGTTGCATAATAATGTTCCTCAATAGCGTTATCCCATTCTTTATACATAATCACAGTCATACCAATTGCGCCAGTCTGCACTACAGCAGATATCACAACCGCACCGAGAGTTTGCGAACCCCAATATTCTTTAATCAAGAACTGATAGTTTACAAACGTAGTCATAGCCCACAAGATAAGCCACATAAAAAATACGTAGCCACTAGTGTTCCGTTCAATCCTAGTGCGATTAACTTCGCTGTAGGCTTCACGAATATTTTGCAGATGTTGTTTCTTATCCATTTCATTTTCCTTTTCTACTAGACACAATATCCGATTGTGAATAGTGGTCGCCACATAATCCCGAACTCGGGATTATGTGACAGCACCATCAACAATACTATTTAACGTTCATTCATAAAGTTAATATTTTCCATCACTCTATTACCGAACTCATTAACAGTATCTTCACCTATGTCAGCGAAACCCTTATCTCTATAGTTGTCCAACTTTTCCCACGCTTGACACAACTCTTTGATGTCACGCTCAAATGCACCTATTTGGCGACGCAACTTAAACGGCTGACAATCTTCATACCTTTTAAGCAAATGAAACAACACATCAGAAAACTTGCTTGTCTTAAACGTGACAACCGTTTCGTCATCTTCAGAATACATATTGAAATGTATATCTTTGATCTCTGGCTTATCGCCAAACAATTGGTCAGTAATCCATTGTTGCAATTCAAGTTGATCACGCAACAATCTTTCAGCCTCCAACTTGAGTTCACACAACTCTGAGATTTTCTTCTCAATGTTATCCATATATTGTAGTGCAATTTGCATTTCTTTCTCTCTCTCTGTTTTGTATTCCCTACCCGCACTTACGAATAGTGGTGGGGACATAATCCCGAACTCGGGATTATGTCACCGCACCATCAGTAAGAACTATTACTAACGATCCAACTTCATAATTGTTGAACCATCAGCATAATGCTCAACGACAAACTGCTCATTGTTGTTCATGCAGTAATTAATGTAGCCAACGAAATCAGCAGCCCTGTTCAAAGACTCTTTGTTGGCTCCAATGGTACGCAATATGTCGCCCTCCATGTAACCATCTGCATCTTCGTGAGTCACATACATGACACGCCAACCGGGATAGTCAACGTAAACACGAACGACAGGTTCAGATATAAATACAACAGACATAACGTCCGCCTTTCTTTTTTGTTATAACCCTGCTCATTGTGAACAGTAGTGGAAACATAATCCCGAACTCGGGATTATGTTTCCGTACCGCTAACAATTCGTATTACTTAGAAGCCTTCAAGAAAGCCTTGCGATCCTGAAGCAACGCATTCACTTCGTAATCGCTCAACCCATTGAAACTGTCCTGCATATCACGAACACGCTTCGTGTAACGGGTCTCCTTAACTGCTTTTGCTTTTGCTTGCTTTTCCGCAAGCACCCAATACTTCACTGCCTCAATGTCCTTGTGAGTGGCGAAGCACTCAAGGGCAAGAGTGATCTTGTTCTGAATGGTTTTGACAGCACGTCCCGTCTTGTTGGCGATCGCTGTTGCGATCTCCAACTTGATGCCGTCACGGTTCTTTGAACCCTTGAGCGCCTTGTCAAGTTCTTTGCCAAACTTGAACAATGCCACTGCTCCACGTTCAACGCAAGCGATGTATTCCACGCCACTTGCGACCGCTGTTGCCGTTGCTGTTGTTGCTGTTGTTGTTGTCATTTCTATTTTTCTCCTTAGATATATAATCCCGATATCGGGATTATGTTATGGGTTAGATAGACGCCACACACAAACACGCTGGCTTATAGCCCGTTTGTTTGCGCTGTCGTCTACTAATAGTTGTGCCGTTGTTTGGCGCTTTTCGCTTTTCGCCCAATATGGGGCAAAGGTTTGCGGTTTTGCACTACAGCAGACGGGGGGCATGGGGGAGTGGGGGTGCGCTCTCTAAAAGGAGTCCCGACTCGTGCGTGTCTGGATCTATTTTCTTTTCTATTGTGGATAGGTGAAGTGACTTAGGTCACAGCCCACTGTAGTGTCTAGCAGTCCCATTTACGCAATGCTAAGGCTTTGCGTGTTGGTCGTCCTTTAGAGTCTTTCATTGGTCCGGGCATGCCACCCATTCGTGCGCAGAACGACTTACGTCGTGCTGCTGACTTGGGTGACTTGGCTGCTTGTTTTGCTGACACTGGTGGTTTTAGTGTTCCACCTGTTTGCGCTTTGTATGAGGCTCTGCCTTTGGCGTTTAGTCCGCCTGCAGGGTTTTTGCCTTCTTTGCGTGTCCATGCTGCTGTCTTCTTGCTTGCCATTAGTAGCCACGACCTGATTTTTTTACCATTTTGACACCTTGTTTTTTGGCAGCCTTCTTTGCAGCGGCTACTCCTTTTTTGGTGTATGGGAATTCTTTTTTACCTACTTTTGGCATTACTTTACCGTCCTTGATGAGCTGATTAATACTGTTGCTGTACCGCTGGTGTAAGAGGTCATTTGCACACGAACAAACGGTAGCCCGTGTGTTTCGTGTGTAAAGATGCCATTAATAGTGGTTGTTGTTTGCTGGTCGTAGTTGTTTGTACGACCAACGGTGTGCATACCAAAAACAAGATAATCTGTCCCGTTCAGTGAAGCACTGAACGTGATAGTTCCTACCCATGTACCAGATACTTGTATTGCAATAATATCAGAATCAGCGGTTCCATAATCAACTTGTGCGTTAAGAACACCAAGTGTTCCTGTTGTAGTTCCTGTAGCCATTTTTACTCCTTGTTGTACTCTTGGGTTGTAGTGCCAATGTCTTTCAACTGTAGTGCCTACAGTTTCAAGACAGTTTTTTCTCTTCCCCCCCTATAGTCCCCCCCATTTGTAACATAAAGGATTTAGTTACAAAAACAACAGTTAGTATGGCATCTACAGAAGCACTATTAACTAGCGATCAGCAACGGTACATGGACTGGCTATGCACCGCCCCGTCTGAGCGTGTACCCTCTTCTAAGAAGCAGTATGCGATCCTTGCGTCTGTAGATGTCACAACTCTACGACGGTGGGAAAAGAAACCAGCGTTCAGACAAGAATGGCAGACCCGTGTGGACGACCTTCAAGGGTCGCCTGAGCGTACTCAAGCGTTGTTGGACACTTTGTACAACAAGGCTTTAGATGGCGATACCAAGAGTGCCCAGTTGTATCTGCAGGCTACTAATCGTATGGCTCCTGCCACGATTGAGGTTAAGAGTGAGAAACGTTCTGCCGAGTTGACTGATAGTGAGTTGGATGAATTGATTGCTGCTATGGCTACTAGGGAGAAGCAATCTCGAGGTTTGAAGGTTGTTTAGTGCAGTTGGTTGAATGTGATCGGTGTGGGGAAGAATACCCGAACAATTGGGGCAAATGCCCCAGTTGTGATTCGGGTGAACATCTCACTGTAGGGGGTTTTGATGATGAGGAATATTAAATTGGCTGTTCTGTTAATGTTTATTTTGGCTGCTTGTAGCGATTCTTACCGTTATCCTTGCCAAGATCCTGCCAAGGCTAGGACACCAGAGTGTTCTTGCACTCCTAGGACAAAGAATAAGGCTCTTGGGGCTGTTCAGATTCCTACCACTGATGGTGTTCGTGGAGTAAACTGCTGATGGCTCGTAAGGAACGCCTAACAGAAGAACAACTGAATACCCGTTTACGATTCGTGATCGGTGTAGTGCTTGCTGCTGTGTTGGCTGGCACTATGGGGTCGGTATTATATTCTTTGATCTATGTGACTCAACCTATGGAACAGTCACCGAACGATAAAGCATTTTTTGATTTAATCACACCGATTGCAACGTTCCTTGTTGGAACGTTGTCTGGTGTGATGATTTCTAATTCTAATAATAAGAAAGATAAGGATACTAATGGCGAACACTAAAATATCGGCTTTAAGTTCAGTAACAAGTTTGACTGGTGCTGAAACTATTCCTGTTGTACAATCTAGTGTGACGAAGAAGGCTACTGTTACTGATCTTCTTAACCTTGAACCACCGGGTTTAAAGAACTTGCTGCATAACGGCAACTTTTCTGTTGACCAGCGTGGTAACGGTACAACACATTCGGTTGCCGTATCTACTTCAGCATTTTCTTATTATGTTGATCGTTGGTTTGCTAACTCTACTGGCGCAGCATTAACAGGAAGTCTTATTACTGGTCTTGGAACTAGCCGATACAACTACCGTTTAACTGGTATTGTTTCCAATACGGGTTTCAATATTGGACAACGTGTTGAATCAATTAACGTTGGTCATCTTGCGTCATCTACAGCAACCTTGCAATTCAAGGTTGCCAGCAGTTCTTTGACAACTTTAACTTACACCATTAGTTATGCAAACACTGCGGACACGTTTGGAACGCTTGGTTCTCCAACAAAAACAACTATTGTTACTGGTTCCGTAGCGGTAACAGCAACTTTGACTAGGCAAACAGTTTCTTTCACTATGCCTGCTAACGCATTTGGTGTTGAAATATTGTTTACTGGTGGTGCACTAGTTGCTTCGCAAACTTTTACTTTGGCTGATGTTCAACTTGAGTCTGGTTCTGTTGCTACTAATTTTGAAACACGCCCATATCAAACAGAGTTGGCTTTATGCCAACGTTATATCAACGGCTTTACTACAAGCACATACCCGGGAACCACGGCAGGTGGTTATACCGTAGGTGTTGGTTATTCAACATCTACAACCAACACCCATGTTTTTGTTCCTTTTGCGGTGCCGTTAAGAGTTAGGGCAACGGGAATAACTACACCAACATCTTACGGTAGTTTCAACTTGTTTAACGGTTCAAACACTAGCGGTGTTCCAACCGCAATTGCTTACGTTAACCAATCTGGACAACAACAAGGAATGCTGGCGGTAACCACAACGGCAGCATCACCAACATTGACTGCTGGACAGGGCGGCTATTTACAATTTACTTACGTTGCTACACATCAACCAATTCTTTTTACTGGAGCCGAACTGTAAATAATGGAACTCAATGACCTTCTCAACGAGAAGGAATGGAGGATCTGCAAAGGTCCAGAAAACGCTACCAACGAAGAACTCGTTGATGCTTTCGTCTATTTCTGCTCAAACTACTGGTTTATTAAACATCCCGAAAAAGGTCGCATCAAGTTTGATATGCGTGAAGCACAGGTTGAAACTGTTGCTGCATGGATAGATAACCGTTACAGCATCGTTCTCAAGGCTCGTCAGATCGGTTTCTCTACACTCGCTAGCGCATACGTGTTCTGGGTCACGTTTTTTTGGAAAGATCGCTTTGTCATCATGTTGTCACGTACTGAACGTGAGGCAATGAAACTGTTAGCCAAATCAAAGTACGGATTTAAATTCCTACCCAAGTGGATGATTTTGCGTGGCCCTAGTATTATTGACAACAACCAACTAAAAATGTCGTTCTCCAACGAATCTGCTATTGAATCATTACCATCAGGTAATGACCCTGCCCGTGGTGAATCAGTATTCTTGGTTGTAGTTGACGAAATGGCGTTCTTGCCTAACAGTGACGAAGCATGGGCTTCTATTGAACCAATTGCCGACGTTGGTGGACGAGTCATCTGCCTAAGTACCGCCAACGGCGAAGGAAACATTTTCCACGAACTGTGGGTTGGTTCCCAAACAGGGAACAACGAGTTCAAAGGTATTTTCTTTCCTTGGTCAGCATCAGATCGTGACGATGACTGGTATGAGTCTAAGAAACGCCAACTGCCTGACTGGCAGTTAGCGCAAGAATACCCCAGTGACCCTGATGAGGCTTTTATTCGCTCTGGACGCCCCGTATTTGACATTGACGCACTACGAGCCTTGGAAGTAGAAGAACCTGCTAGGGGCTATTTGCATGTGTACTCGGATAAACATATTGAGTTCCGTGAAGATGGTGGGGAACTAGCCATTTGGCAGTTCCCTGAGGTTGGTGGTATTTACTGTATTGGTGCTGACGTTGCAGAAGGATTAGGTCATGGAGACTACAGTACAGCACACATTATTAACGGTTACACACAGGAAGTTGTAGCGCACTGGCATGGTCACATTGACCCTGACCTTTTTGGCGAACACGTCCTATACAACCTAGGACTGTTTTACCATGGTGCCCTAGTGGGTGTTGAATCCAACAACCACGGGCTAACCACACTAAAGGCACTACAACGAGCGGGTTATAAAAACATTTTCCGTCAACGACGTTTGGCTCAACGTACCCCTGTTGCTACAGAGATCTTGGGTTGGCGTACCACGGCAGCGTCTAAACCTTTGGCTATTGACGAACTAAACGGTACGATCCGTGACGGTTTGCTTGATCTAAAATGTGAACACACTATTGCTGAGATGCGAACGTTCATTCGTGAGGCTAACGGCAAGACACACGGTTCTCCTCATGACGACCGTGTTATGTCTTTGGCTATTACAAATCAAATGTTGAAATACATTTGGTTGCCTGAATACCAGATTTCTCAAGAGCCACCTAAAAACAGTATGGCTTGGTGGTCTAGGCATATTCCTAATAAAAGTGAACCAAAGTTTATCCTAGGTTCATTCGCATCAAGAACGTGACAAACTAATCTAATACTATGGCGATTTATACCTGCAAAGACTGCTCATCAAAGTTTGAACACGACGATTTACCTCGTCGTGGAGAATACTGTTTTAAATGCCACCTAAAAGGCATCCGTTTAGGTTTTACCTATGGCAAAGAACAATTCCACGGACCTACTATTGGGGAACAGGCACGTCAACAGGTAGCGCAAGCAAAAGCAGCCGGCATTAATGCCGAACCAGTCGGGAGCCGTTGGATCTAATGAATTGGGCTGTCGCTATTGTTGTAGCAATCATCACTGGTCCAGTTGTAGTGCTACTACAAATGTTGAGGCGAGAGAACACTGCACAACATGGCGAGTCTCGAGATTTACTACACCACATGGTCCTCAAAGTGGACCGTGTGGATGAAAACCTAAACAAGCATATTAAGGAGCACAACAATGGTAATCAAACTAAGTGAACAACAAAAAGCAATGGTCGCATCATACGCACGTTCGGCCGTCGGTGCAATAGTGGCTGTATACGCTACAGGAAACCACAATGTTAGTGACTTGGCAAAGGCTGCTATTGCAGCATTGTTGCCACCATTGATGCGTTTCGTTAACCCTAAAGATGGTGCTTTCGGCATTGGCGGTACTAAATAATGGCACGTAGCAGCAACACAGAGTTGCTCAAAAATTATCGCACAAAACTTAGCCAATCTAGGCGAATGCGTAAACAAGAGCAACATGACGATACGTGGAAACGTATGCTAGATCTATATCGTGGACGTCACTACGAAAACTATTCAGATGAAGACCGCCTATTGGTTAACATGGCATTTTCAACCATCAACGTTATTGCACCTAGCGTTTCTATTAACCATCCCAAGATCACTGTTTCTGCTAGGCGTCCAGAGGACGCTGACAAGGCTACTGTTACTGAAGCAATTGTAAACTACTGGTGGAGACACTATGGTTGTCAACCGCAGTTCCGTTCTGCAGTAAAAGACTTCCTGATCTTTGGTCATGGATGGGTTAAAGTTGGTTACCGTTTTGTTGAAGAAGAACGAGTAAAGAACGCTGACCCTAACGTTGAAGAAAACGATGTGGTTGATCTAGTACCTGAATCTAATATGGAAACAGAACTAGTTATACTTGAAGATCGTCCATTCATTGAACGTATCAGCCCATTTGACATGTTTGTTGACCCAGACGCTACAACCATGCACGATGTACGCTGGATTGCACAACGTATTAAACGACCACTGGTTGACGTTAAGAATGATCGTAGATACAACTCTGCTGCACGTTCAGAAGCACAACCTTCACTTTATTCTAAATACGGTGAAGATACTCAGGCTAAACAACCTTATGGTGAAGAACTTGATTCTTATGTTGAAGTATGGGAATGGTATGACATTCCAAAGAAAACTATGGCAGTTTTCTGCAACGGTCCAGACAAGTTCCTAATTGCACCAACAAAAATTCCTTTCTCTTTCGGTCATCCTTTTACAATGCTCAGGAACTATGAGGTTCCAGAGCATTTCTACCCAATGGGTGAACTAGAAGCAATTGAATCACTACAGCACGAACTGAACGCTACACGTACACAGATGATGAATCATCGTAAACGATTCTCACGCAAATGGTTGTATAAGGAATCTGCTTTTGATCCTGATGGTCGTTCTGCTTTAGAATCTGACGAAGATAACATTATGGTGCCAGTATCAGGTGACGAACCTCTTAGTGGTGTCATTGTTCCAATGCCAGCAGTTATTAGCCCACCAGAATTCTATAACCAGTCAAGCCTTATTTCTAGCGACATGGACCGTGTGTCTGGTATTTCTGATTACATGCGTGGTTCAATGCCTGAGATCCGTCGTACTGCTACTGAAGCAGGTATTGCAGCAGATGCTAGCAACGCTAGAGCATCAGATAAATTGGCTGCTATTGAATTATATATTGGTGCTGCAGCGCAACGTCTCGTTGCGTTGGCACAACAATATATGACTGGCGAACAGGTTGCTCGTGTTGTTGGTTCTAACGCAATTCCATTGTGGGTTACTTTTGACAGTGACTACATTAAGGGTGACTTCGACTACGAGGTAGAGGGTGGTTCTACCGCCCCTGTTAACGAGTCGTTCCGTCG